ACGGTCACAAGATCCGGGACCTTCGAGCCTTCGCCGTGACCATCTGGATCCAAGATCGACAGAAGGTACGACGAAGCAGCACTCTTAGCTCGATTGCCTTGGAGTAGCTGGACCTTGTTTGCTGTCGTGAGCTTCTTCTGCTCACCTCTGACAGCCTGACGAGCGGTCTTCCTCGCCAGCTTCTTCTCTTCCTTTTTGTTGTTCATGTATGGGATCCGAGGGAACAACACCCCGGACTGTACATCTCAGCAAAATGAGGAAGCACGAGTGCCCTCAGGAATTACGGTTCACGACCTCATGACCACTGGTCTTCGAATCATGATCACCTACCTGGCTCGTACACTTAATACCTCATCCCATCCGTGCAGTCTCTCGGCATTTAGGAGCTGAAGTGAGCGTTCGGATACGCCTTGAAGAAATCAAGGACGCGTCGCGAATGGTCACGAAAACATCTCTGTTCAAGAAATGCTAAAGCATCGAAGGGAACGCTGCTTGACGTGGCAAGTTGGAAAAGAGAAAGCGAACTCTGCAAGCAACGAAGCGCAAGCCTAGTTGTTACGTCGATCGCTTCCGCGAGAACCCATAAGGGTTCCCGTATTCTCTCTTTAATTTCATCTTTTGATGCGGTTAAACCACATGCCACCCAGTGATCAAAATCACCTTCGTTCTCCCAGTGCTTTTCAGAACCACTTAGCACGGAACTATTAAGCCACTCATCATAGTCGGCAATCACAAGAGCTGACTGATACCAAACCTCGTCGAGTGGCACCGTTTTGGACGGTTTAGATGCTGAAACCCCATGAACAACGGAATTCTCCGTAACATCAATCTGTCGGACGTTCGTAACGTACGGCACAAAACCAAGCTCCAGGTGCTTCACGCTCTCTTTTGAACGTGGAGGTATAGCACCAAGCTCGATATCGAATTCTAGCTTGCCATTCATCTTGAACCAAACAGGCCTCTCTTGTTTAGTTCTGGCGAGTTCCGGACCGGGGAGTGGGTATCCAAAACTGATCGGGCAGTGAAATCTGCTAAGTAATGCGGAGGCTAAAAGCTTCTGCACTTTATTTACAGACCATTGCCAACCAGTCGACGGGTAACCCTTTCGGCGATCCTCGTTCGATCTTGTGTCTTTCGGCGCACGAACGCCCATACCACCGAAACTCTCGTGGATAAAGAGATTACGAGTTATTGTAAATCTCCTTCCTTTAAGTCGTACCTCAGCACGACACTCCTCGAGAATATCGGCCTTCCTGGTGCGGAAAACGTACTCCAGGATGGAACACTTCTTCGAAGGCAAGCAACCACGAAGAATCTCATTCAGATTCGGGATGAGCTCATTCTCATATTCGTGATGGCTTGTCGCAGTACCCTGTCGCGAGCTCTCCTTGCTCATGACTTTCGACTGCCCGAAGAGCAGACCTGTGTTCAAGAAAGGAATCTCCTTGACATCATGTCCTCTGACATGGAAACAAGTAGAATTGATATTCAAGAACACTGGATGTCGGTATGCCTTCCCAACTGACATCTCCAGGCCTACTTGCCTACCAAGTCGCGCATGATCCGTCCACTCAGTATCCGTACCACGGTAAACGGCATCATCTCCATTGATCAGGATCTTCTTAAGAAGCTCCGGATTATGGCCCTCGCGGGGCTGGAGAACTCTCAGGACTAACCCGAGATTCGCCAGACAGAGAATAGGGAAACTGAGGATCGAACCCATGAGTTGTCCATTAGTTTGGACACCTCTAAGTTCTTTCTTCGTTTTCCCACCGCCTACTTGCAACGGATACCAGAGATTATGCGGGCCAAGAACTTGGCGGCAAAGTGTTTGGTAATCCCAATGAAGACCCGACATGACGTATTCCAATATCCTCCTAGAAAACTTCCAGCTGAGACCATCGGTCGCAGCTGAATAGTCAACTGAATGGAAGGCCAAAATAGCGTCAAGAACGGGATCTTTTACCCAATCCAGAGAACCCTGGATGTCCAGCAGGTCCGTCGGCGACAATGGACGACCTATCAAACGGAAGCAAGGCATGGCCCGCAGGCTCGAATGCAAGGCTTCCTGGAGACCCCGTGTAAAATAGTAAGGTAATGACTCGCCTTTACTAATCACTCGGATCTTCAATGGCTCAAGGACCGCTTGAATCATGCAATGCAATGGTTGCAAATTATTCTCGCGGCGCCACGAGTACAACTGCCCCTCCAGTTGTGACCACTTCCAATTTCCATGCAAAGGCGCACGAAACTCGATGAGAACGTTTGTCATTCGTTCTCCAGCTTTGTACGCCATAGGCTGCCAAAGCATCCCGACAAGCTCTGTTTGTATCGAGTCATGCTCGTTGATTCCTACGAGGCCGCACAGATAACCGTGCTGACCTGCAGTTAGACGAGTTGATTCGAAACTTGCAGAGAGGGATGTCCGGCCCTCTACATTGAAATTAGGAGCGGCTCTCATGACGTCACTTCGGACTTTGTCTAACACGGAACGGAAAACACTCCCAGATAGCATTCTCCCGCGAGACTAACTGATGTTGACTCGCCCAAAGCTACAGTTCCAACCCCCTGATCCCAACCAGGCGCTACCAGGCGTTAAAGTC